TTTCATACACAAAACGTATGCGTGACATAATCTCTTGTGCACCTGTGTATTTGTGTGCAGCAACTAGAATAGTTTGATCCGGTATAAACATTGCATACCATGCTAGATAGATACTAGCACATGTGGTCTTGCCTGTTTGTCTAGGCATCATGTTAATGTTAAAACGGAAGTTGTGATAACTGTGCATTAAACCTAGCTGATATTCGTAAGGATCGTACAACAGTTTACCCTTTACAGGATGCTGAATATATGCAAACTTTTTAGCAAAGTACAAGTATCCTGTGTCAGGATCCATGCAAGCCATTAAGTCTGCAATTTGTTCTTCGCTAAAAGTTTCTTGTCTATTGGCTTTCTTAATTAAGACGCCGTCTAATGATGCTGCCATACTGTTATTTACTCAAAAAAATAGACTCCGAAGAGCCTATTGATTTGCTTGCAATAATATTTACTTACAGCCGCATGTCGAACATGCCATTAATTTCTTTTTGCCTGCGGCGCCGCACTCTGGACAATCTTTTGTTGCAACACCTTCTTTTGTTAAAAATGCTGGCTTGTCGTCTTTGGTGCCTTTTTTACCGTCTGGACCTGCACCCATTGGCATCTTGCCTGATTTAGATTTACCTTTAGCAGGTGCTTTACCTTTGCCTTTTTTAGCTTGGTATGCTTTTAGTGCTGCTGGCAATTCACCTTCAGATAGTTTCTTTTCTTGCAAAGCTGCCATTAGTGTAGCTTTAATACTTTCAACTGACATTGGATTGTCGCCACCTGCTGTTGCTGGGTGTGATTTCTTTTGCTTGTGTAAGTCATCGCCGTCTGGGATAACAGCACTTAAATCGCTATACTCTTCGTCTGGCTCGTTTTCATAATCGCCGCCTGCTTCTTCAACTTCGTCGTCTACTTCATTAGTAGGCAATCCTGCAAGTCTAGCAAGTTCCATCTGACTGTCCATGTCTTTGCCTTTAACTTTAACAGTGTAAGTGCCTTCACTGGACATATCTTCAGTTTCTGCTTCTTCATCATCCATTGGATCTTCAATATCAGCTGCTAACTCATCTTCTTCGTCATCCATTTCAGCAGCATATGATTCATCTTCGCTCATATAATCTTCAATGTATTCTTGCGCTGTTTGCATTACCATATCAAACTTATCACTGCCGCCGTCTTGATCGGTCATAGCATCTGCCATTTCTCCAGCAGCATCTTCTACATTACCTTGCTTTATTAGCATGCCTACTTTGGCAGCGTCGGGCTGGCCAAAGTATCTTAACTCTGCCTCCACATCATCTACAAACTTAGCAATCATTGACGCAAGTTTAGGATCAGCGGCTTCCTCAATCTCTTCCATTTCTGGTTCGTCTTTTGGCTCACCCATAATGCTCGACAAGCGTTCCATATCCATACGCGGCGAAAGCATTTTAGCCCCTACTGGTTCTGCACCACCCAGTCCTGCATTTTTCATCATGTCTAGTAGATCTGCAACGTGTTCTTTACCACTTGCGTTCATACTAACATTTACTGTTACCGGATTGCCTTTGTCCATTTCTGGTGCTGGCATTGCAGCAGGCATCTCTGTCATTCCACATTCTTCGATGTGATCCATTGATTCAATTAATTTCTTCATATCCATAATTTCAGCCTCCTACAACTGCTTTTGTATTTTCTGTGTCACCAATGTCTGTTGACTCTCCAACTGGAGCGCCTTCAGCACCACTGTGTTCATTTTCTTTACGCACAGTTTCTAGTTCTTTTAAAAGACTCATTATTCTGTTTCCAGAAACATTGTCTTGCGCACTTTCTCCACCCATGTCTTCTTTAGTTAACATAGCTTCGTATGGTGCATCGTCTTTGGTTTCTTGATATTCTTCTCTAGGATCGCCTAAATTACGCACAATCACATATGCTTGATCAATATTACAACAGTTGCCAATGTACGCTTGTAATACTTGTGGCGTAGTTGGATATTCAATACCTAGTTCAAAATAGGTAACTTCCATATTCTGTAGTTGTGGAAAGTCTAGTGGTCGTTCTTGTATTGGTGTTTTCTTACCTGAAGTTAGGTTGCTAGCACCATACTTTTTAAGTATTGTTTCTAGTGTGTCTTCAAATCCTTCTGGTAAAGGCCCTGCAACACCAATTTTAAATTCGTAAGTCTTTTTAGACTCTGTTAGTACTGTTGTAAATGATCTCATCGCGCAATGATCCCCGTTCTATATGTATTATTTATCTTTATCCATACCTTTGAGCTTTTCTAAAAGGCTATTTCTATCAGTAACAACATAGCCTGCTCCATTAACAATGTCGCCATCGCCAGGTCCTTTGCCGTCGTTGTCCTGTTTTTGCTTTTTAAGTTGTAGTTCAACTACTTTTAATTTATTATTAAGTTTAGCTACTTTAGCATCTAAACTAGTTTTAAGCAAGCCGCCAGCAGTTTCAAATACTCTGCCGCTGTAACGACTTTCTACATTCATACCTAAATCCATTAGATCATCGTATGCTTGCATTGCTTTATCAGCAATTTCATTAAGCTCGTCGTCTGCCATTTTGCCTAAGCCTTTTATGGCAGGTAATGCACTAGCAATTTTATCAAACTCTTCAATGTCACGGAATGTTTCAACTACATTTGCCATTTCATGTTTTGTTTGTTCTGCTTCTTGAACTTCTGCTTGTTTTATAATTTCTTTTGAATCAGGTAAATTTAGCAGGTCTTCTAATTTTTTAGTCATTTAAACTTTCCATTATATGCTACTATTATTTAGCTAAAATTATATCCAAATGTATTAATATCTTTTTCAAATTTAGTTTGTACTATTTTCCTAGTGTTATCATTATAATACTCTTGGTAATTTTTATTTCTACTAGATGCGTTTATAACTGGTAAGTCTTTGTTAATATTAAATTTTTTAGCTATTACTTTTATTTCTTCATTAATATTTTCTAACTTTATAATATAATCTATGCCCACTGTCCTATGGTATTGATCCTTTAACATTGTAGTTTCTATAAAGTATTCAAACCCTCTTTCAAAATCATTTAATACCTGCTGGTTATATTCTAAACTAAACTTGCCCTTATTTTTAGGATGTTTAATTCTACGTAACGCTCTATCTCGACTAAAGAAGTACCAACTAACACACCAATCCCAAGGATTTCTTACTACTGCAAAACTAAAGTCAAATTTTCCGTATTTGGATTCAATAGCAGTTAGTGTGTGGTGCTTTGTGCCTTTTGTTACACAGCTATCTGTATTATCTAGTAACCATTGCTGTATGCTGCTGCCGCCGGTTTTAGGTATATGTATAAAGACACTATTATAATCTTTAATAATTACTGCCATTTATCTTTTGCGTCCAGTATGAAATATATCGTCTTCGGTTACTATACGGAATATAATTCCTTTTTGTTTACACCATGCTCTTGCAGCTTCCCACTTGGCTTGATTAACTACATAATGTGCTTGATTGTGTTTGCTATTACCAAGGCGTTCTCGCATTGCTTGATTAGCAGGTTTAACTTCAATTAGTTCTACACGCTTTTTAGTACTTTTGTCTGCATAGGAAATAAAGAAGTCAGGAACATATACAGTTTGTTTGCCAGTTAATGGATTGCGGTAGGGTATACGTACTGCTTCACTTGCCCAGTTTTCAATTGCAGGATGCTCGTCGCAGAACTTCATAAAAGTAAATTCCCATCCTGAGCGGTATGTAGGAACTTTATTACCTATGTACTTTTGCGGATTTTTTAGATTAAATTTACCCTGCGCAAATCTAGACATATCATATTACAACGTTTCTTTGATCAAATAACTGAGACTGTGCATCTTGTTCTCTAAAGCCTAGTACACTAGTCTTTTCTCTATTGAAGTTAAGTATTTGTGCGACGATAAGACTTAGCTGTACATCTGTAACACCTTTAAGCGTATCTAATAACTGTTGTACATTTAATTCATCAATTTTTGCTTGCTGTAATAACACACTAGCAGTATTGATTGCACTAACTTCTCCGAATCCTCTTTTTAGAAAATATCCGATTACTGCATCTACTTCACTTGGATTGTAACTAACTTCCAAGTTATAAAAATTATTAAAAAATTCTGTAGTAATATTTTTATTTTCCATGATTTAATATCCTAAATCTGTAAGTGCATTTGATGCAATTTGTGTTAAATTTTGGTCGCCGTTTGCAATTTTACTTGCTATTTGTGCATTGTATGCTGCTTTTTGTGAAGCTGTTGAATTATTGTAAATATTAATATCTACATTAGGCAAAGCTCCGCTATTAATTAATGATGGAGTAATCTGATTTGCAATAGCCGGCGATAATAACAATGTATTAATTTGATTGCTAGAAAGCGATGCAGAATTAGTAGACGAAGATGTCGACGATTGCTGTTGATTTTGAGGATCAGGAACAGGTAATTTGTTTTGTGACAATACATTAGATACTACTCCTCCTATTACTCCAGTTGCAACTTGTTTTAAAATATTTTTGCTAGGACTATTACTATTTCCAAATGCTTTATTTAACAATGCTGAAGTACCTAAGCCTAGTAATGTAGGAAGCAGCCCTTTGCCTCCATCGTTACCTGAGATCATTGCATTATCTAAGTAGCCGAGCGGACTAGGAGTTACATCATATCCTATCGATGCATCTGCAAACCCTGCTGGCGTATCTCCTGCAACCGAACCGTTAGTATATTGTACAGCTTCGTATGCAACTGTAATTGTATTTTCATTAAAGTCTGTGCCGCCGCTTTCAACACTACCGTGATCCCATGCTGTAAGTAATGGATTAACTAAAGTGTATGCAACCCATTCTCTACGTGCTAGTTGGTATATAGTAATACTTTTAAAAAATGGATTTGGTTTTCCATTGTTAAGTCCGTAATTTGGTACATCGCCAAAATATTTGTCGCGCGGCTGGTATGCAGTTTCAAGCCCGCCTGTAACTTTGTTAGCGTCCATAAAGTAATATCTATAATAATCTTCTAATAATGCTCTAGTAACTCCAGTATTATCGTCGTGGAATGCGATTCTACAGTCTTGATAATCAACTCTAGTTTGTACATTTTTTTTGCGATTATATTGTTGTTTGTTTTCTACACTTGCTCTAAAGCTAGGCAAGTCTGCTGACTTGACAAGTATGCCGATTTCTTTTTGGAATTTAGATGTATTTGTGTTGCTTCCGACGTCTTGGTGAGGATCAAACCTCACATGATACATGTACTTTGTTTTAGGAGCAAAAGCAAAATTATGTGCAGTATAAATTTGATTCGCATGACGGGCGTCACGCAAATGTGTTTCTGATTGAAGATTAAATAGGAATGCATCTTTTAGGCTCATACTAATATTTATCCTTATGTATTAACCTTGTATATAAAGAAAAGCGAAGATTGAATTAACAATCTCCGCTCTCTATAGAAAATACCAACTTCAACTAATAGTATTAGCCAGTAACAGTCGTGCCGCCAATTGCTGCCGCTGCTGCTCTTGTAACTGCTTCGCCGATGCCTTCGAACGACTCGTCTGATCCAAACTGGATAGCGTTGTCATAACGAATACTTAGTGTAGTTGTTACTGCTTCGTTAGTTGCATATGCTAGTGAATTGTAGTTTGCTGATTCTAAATAACAACCAACTAATTGGAAGCGGTCAATTACGTTTGCTCCATTAGCGCCGTTGCCACCATCTAGAATTTCGATTCTAGTTTGGAATTTGTAAGTACCACTTGATACTGCGCTCGACTGCTCGAAGAAATCGAACTGCTTTTGAAGTTGCTGTCCAACAACTTTTTGTACGTTGTTGTTTGCATCTTCGCGTAGTGTTAGCGTAATTGGTTCCCATGTGTGCTTACCTGCAAGATATGTTCTGCTGTTGTAAGCTTCAATTGTCATTTGTTCAAAACTAACGTTTGGACGAGTTACGTCTACTACTTGTCTTGAAACTTCTCTAGTACCATCTGGACCTCCAGTTGTACCAAAGCCGTCTAGTAATACTCTAAAGCGATACTGTAGTTTAGGCATCAATAATGATGAGTTACTTCCAGCACCTTCTGTAGGTACACTGATATTTTGTAATGTTGTAATTGGCATTTATATTCTCCTATACAGTATTTATGCTTAAATGAGTGAGGAACTTTCCCCACTCATTATATGCGCATATTAACCTAGTGCTGCAATTTCGCCTGTGTTCTTAATTCTTAATGGAATGTAGATAAACTCAATAGCTTTTACTGGCTCAATAGCAATGTCTAAGTATAGTTCATTACGATCGATTCTTGCCGGTGTGTTATTGGATTCATCACATACTGCAATAAAGTCATACAATGCACGTAGTGCTACTAGTTCTAGTAATAATGCATCTGCTGCTGCTTTGATTTGATCTCTTGTGATCTTATCATTTGGCTCAAACAAGTATGGCTTAGCCAACAACTCTAACTGTCCACGTAAGTATACAGTTAAACGTGCTACGTTAACACGATCCAATGCACTTGCGTTTCTTGCACGGGTCTTTTGTCCAAATACTACAAGTCCTGCACCACTAATGAATGTGATCGGATTAATTGCATTTGAATAAAGTGTATCACGCTGTCCAGTGTTTAATGCTACTGACTTAAATTCGCCTTCTGCATTAATGTAACCTGAACTTGTAGCATTACTTACACCACCGCGACGTGTTCCTGCTGGAGCAAACCAGGGGAAAGCAACTTGGTCGTTTAGTATAATAGTACGTAGTGCCATGTGTGAAGCCGGAACAACAATGTTATTTCCTGCGTTATCACTTGTAAAGCCTGCGCCATAATACATAGCCATGTACTCGTCGTAGCTAACTGCACCGTTGTCGTTATCTTCTAGTGCTAGTTTAATGTTAGTTGCCCATTCATTTAATGAAGTTGCATCTGGTGTTAAACGTAATGGTGTATCACCAACAACAAACCCAGTTAAGCGTCTGTCATAGTTTAGTGTGATCATTTCACCAATTAGCTCTGGATAACCTGGAGCAGCCATTAAGTTAAACTGACGACTTTCTTCGTCACGTATATCTTGGTTGCCGTTAACTAGTGCTTGTAGTGCTTGTACAACACTCTTACGCTGTGCATGACGACCAAAGCTACCTGAACCATCTTCTTGGTTACCTGAATCAGTAACCCAACGATGTGGATAGTAGTTTGCCATTGATGCGCCTGCATCAACTCCGCCTTGGCGAACGTTTTTAGCAGTTGTATCTACATAAGTACGCTCAAAACGCTTAACATTAAATCCGCTCTTACGTAAGTTCCATAGCAACATACCTTTTGGATATAATGATGGATCTGGAGCATCTGTGTCTACATAATCACTTACAAGCAATTCTGCAATAGTTGCACTAGGTGCATCTAATGGAACAAGTGTTCCGCCAGTGTCACCTTGACGTGCATCTGCAAATAGTACACCATTTTCTGTAGATTGATCTGCTTTATCAAGTAGTATCCAAGCCGGTGTAGTTAAGTCTGCATTCCAACGGTAAATTGCTGGATAGTTTTCAACGTCTGCTGTGCTTACCCAAATGTCACCGTTAACTAATGGATCTTTAGCAACATTAGTTTGTGTTGTTGGAGCAGTTGCACTTACAATAGGACCTTCTGCGTTAGTTCCAGTATATGGACTTGCAACACTACTTAATCCTGATGCGCCATCGTAGTTTAAACCAACAAAAGCTTCGCCATTGTGTACTAGAATGTCAACTTCGTCAACAACACTGTTGTACCATAATTGACCGTCTGTTGCTAGACTTAATGGAACTGTACCAGATGCTGTGTAAGTTAGTGGCTTCCAGTTAGATGCTACTAATCCAGTACTATTTGGTCCTACATACAAGTTTGCTGTATTTGCTGCACTAAATCCTGCTAGTGCTAAACCGCCATCAGTATCAACAATATTGATCTCGCCGCCTAGTTTATGCTGTATCACAACTCTGTTTTGTGAGTCTACTAGTGCTACAACATTTGTCATACCTTTTGCGTTAATTGCTGCTGCAATTAATTCTGCATCAGTAGTTGCGCCAGTTGTAGTAACACTTACTGTTACTGCTGCTGGAAGAACTGCTGTATTTGCTCTAGTTTCTTGCAAGGTAAAAGTGTAAGTTAGTGCTGCAATACTAGCAATAGCTGTACCAGTAATACTAGTTGCTCCTGCTGTTGCACGAGTGTATACTTTGTAGTTTCCAATTGGGTTAGCAAGCTCGTCTACATTAACTTTTGCATATAATGCACCAGCTAATAAGTTTGCGCCGCCGCCTGTTTTATCCAAGCCGTAAATTGCAAGTTCTGGTGTAGTGTAGATTGGTGTATCTACAGTTGACCAAAGCTGTGTAGCTGTACTATACTGCTTAACACTTAATTTTGCTCCACCATTCGGAGTAGTTGTTTTAATCCAAACACTGCCACTCGGTGCAGGGGTTGTATCGCTTGACTTAAATTCTGGAACACTTGTATGCGGTGCTGGCTGTAGCCTAGGTGAACTATATGTGCCTGCTGTCAGACCTAGATCAGCTAGTAGCGTATCGTTACCTTCTGCTAGTGTAACTTTGCCGTCAGCAACTGAACCGTTTGATTCACTTAAACTATTTGCATAAATTTCAATCGAACCGTCTACTAGTGCTGCTGTTACTCCGTCTACTGCCGGAGCGTTAATTGCTGTTACCATACCAGCAATGTCAGTTCCTGAATTTATAACAGTTGTTCCGTTAATACTAATTGAATCACTTGCAGTTGTTACAGGATTAGATGCTGTGCCGCGTGTTACAGCCCAACTTGCTTTCCAAGCATCACTACCTAGTTCTACCCAAGTGCCTGCATTACCAGCTCTTTGTGCTGATGTGCCAAAACCTGGTGTTTTATAGTATGCTCTATTCATGTTATCGTTTGCGTCAATTATATAATCGCCAATTTGACCAATTGAACCTTTTGGTGCCGATGCTAGGCCTGATGATAAATCAGTTATAACTGTTAATACTGTAGGTGTTTTTGATGTAAAGCTTTGTCCACCAGTAACATTAATGCCTGAGCCATTCCATTCAAGTATACCGTAGTTGCTGGTCGAAGTATCAAACCAGTATGCGCCGTTTGCAGCTTCGCCGCCGGGCGCTGTTGCACTTGCTGTTAGTTCTGATAGATCTAAATCTGCACGAACAACGTATGCACGATTTGAAACACCTAAAACTGAATATGCTGTATTAAGACCATATTCGTTAAGTTCTCCGCCGTGGATCATATTGCCGTTGTTGTCGCTATAAAATAAAGCATCGCCAAATGTTTCACCAAGCTCTCGCTGACTAGTGATTAGGTATGGTTTGCCTGCGTTTAATTTAGTAGTACCTACTGCTGTTCCTGTGCCGCTACTTTTAGTTTTATTACTAGCTGTAGCAACAAAGATCATAGGTACCGTTCCAGCGGATGCTGGTGTGTAGAATGATTCGTCAATTACATTGACTTCTACGCCTGGTGATACTAATGCCATGTTGTTTCTCCTGTTGAGTGGTTAGTGTTCTCTATACAGTATTTATTATAATGAACACAAAACACCTAACATATACCATCTAAAAAGGTACCGAAAAGGTGAGCTAAATACAATATGAGACCATTATGCACTTGCGGGCAACGTCCTGCTGCAATAAACTACCGTAAAGAAGGCAAAACTTATTATCGAAAGAAATGCGAACGCTGTTTGCGTAATGGTGCTGGACACGGAATACCGTTATGGAAACAACGTGGGTATGAAAAGAAAGATGTTTGCGAAAAATGCGGGTTTAAATCAAAGCATCCTGAACAGTTTAATGTGTTTCATATAGATGGTGATTTAATTAATTGTCGTCCTAATAACTTAAAGACGATATGTGCTAATTGTCAGCGTATAACTCAAAAAGAAGGTATACGCTGGAAGCAAGGCGATTTACGACCTGACTTCTAAGTAACTTATTAATTGATCTAAGTTAAACTTCAAGTCTTCTAGTGTACCGTTGTTGTCAATTGTAAAGTCTGCCATCCATTGCTCTAAGCTCATTGAGTCAGTAGATTCAGCTTCTAGATGCATACTGCGATCAACCCAAATACAGTAATCAAATACACCAGTATTTTGCATTGCAAAGAATTCACGCTTGTTGCGTAGCCCACAATAGATATCATAAGCTTCAAACATCTCTCTGCCTAGAGTCGCTGCATCAGGTACATTATAATCGCAGATAGCATTATACCATTCTGCTCTGTGATTATGCCTGTCAGCATAACACTCTTCCTCATTAGCATATCCATACTTGTCCTTTAGATCGTTGTATATAAATTGTAGACTACAAAACTTTGAACTGCTTTCAAAAGTGTATCCGTAATGGTCACGTAGCATTTCACACACAGTATCTTTACCATGCCGTCCATGGCCTATTACTAATAACTTGAGTTTTGTCATCTGAATCTCCTAATGTTTAAATACATTATACATTAAAAATTAAGTGATGTCAACCGTTAATCGTAGTGTCCGCCTAGTACAGCAACACTTGCCACTTCTTCATCTAAGATTTCTGCTTCTCTGGCTTTGTAAGCTGCTTCAAAACCACGTTCGTATACGTCTAAGCACTGAGACTCATCATTCCACAGGCGTTTAAAATAACTATCGTAATAGCCTTCAACAATATTGTCTGGTTCTTGTTTTGGAATTAGGTGACCTTTAACTAACCAAAAAAGTCTGTTGGCTTCTTTTCTTACAAACGGTGAACACATCGGACTCTCCCTACTGTAATTGTATTTACATTGGTAGTAGAATGTTAGCGTAAACTTTGGTGTTTTTAAGTCATTGAAATCATTGTATTATTTTCTTCAATGATTTCAATAAGTTAGCCAATTGAAAAACTATAACCTGTGCCGCCGGCCATGGCCATTGCTACTTCATTTTCAAGTTTTTCT